TGATACGATCACACGAGGACCTGGAGCAGGTGCTTTGGATTGTGGACCCATAGGAAATCCCATTCTTTTAGCATCATCTAGAGTTGGACTAAATGCTGGTTCAGGAAAAGCCATATCCATAAGAACACTACCAACTCCACCACCAAGACCTTTTAAAACTTTAGGAGCAGATGAGAAAGATCTTAATGGTCTTTCTATTGCCTGACGAATTGCAGGAGTTGGTCCGGTCTTTACCATATTTGGAGTGAATGCCTTGAATGGATTCCACCCTCGATATCCAGTTGCACCAGATTGAAATGCTTTATTACTTCTCGTAATTTGTAAGGCATCGTCACCAAATAGTGTTTTTGGATTTGGATTTTTTCTAGCATACTGTCCAAGTCCACCAAACTTTGCAGTATTTTCATTTGGAACTCTTACATTTCTTCCACGATTCCACCAATTCATAAATCCACGCATAGGATTAAATCCACTCCCACTGCTAGATGAAGTAGGAACAGTGTTAGAACCAATCATTCCACCACCTGCAGCGAACTGAATATTGTTTGCTATCTTTGGAATATTAGTTCCGCCAGCTTTTTTATTTAAATCTAAAAAGAAATTTGCTCCATGCTTATCAACTGCCTTTTTAGACATCACAACTTCACCTGGTTGTGCAGCAATTAATTGTGTATCAGGACCAGCACCTGTTATTTTTACACCACTATCGTTAGAAATTCCACCACCACCTTCAAATGCAATATCATTTACATCAATTTCCCTATCAACTAAACCACCACCAAAGAAGGATCTTTTACCAACTAATCCTCCCCCATTGTAGTACATAGCGGACGGAGTTGGCAACCCTATTGGATTTTTAGGTCCGCCTGGAGCATTTAAACTTTGATTTGCAAATGATGCTCCAAGTTTTTGATACCAAGGAGTTTCTTTACTTTGTAATGTTTTATCTATTTCTTTTTGAGACTTCTGAGTGAGAGGTTTCATTCTCTCAGATTCTTTTATTTTTACAGCTCCACCAATAGCGGCCGCTGTATATAAACTTAACCAAGGATTAGCAGCAATAAATCTTCCAATTTGAGGAATAAATCCTCTGAGCATTTTAAGAGTAGTTCTTACAAACTTACCAAAAGGTGTAGCAAATAATCCATATGCAGTCAGTAATGCAGGCCACCAATCCTTTAAAAATCTACCAAGAGATTTTACTTTATCTGCATTCTTAGGATCACTAAACCATTTTACAAGTTGATTAAATGCATAACCAAGCAAAGTAAACTTAATAAATCTAAAGATGCGATCAAGTATTCCTTGAGCTGGAGCAATAATTTTCTTTGCAAGTGACTTTAATTGAGTTAGAGGTTTTTCTAGATCCCCTTCGCGTTGTCTTCTTCTACGATCTTCAGATTTCTTTTTCTCTTCTTCTGTTCTCTTTTTCTTTTCCTTATTTTGAAGTGTCAAACTTTTTAAAATATCATCCAGTGCTTTTTCAATATCTTGTATATCCTTAGAAGAATCTTGTGTTTCTGTAGGAGTTACTGGAACAATCGCTTTACTTGCAAGAAAAAACTTGTCTCTAGAAATTTGTATTGGTCCAGTTGTACCTATAGTTTCTGCTGTTATTTTTTTCTTATTTAATTTAAATCTACCAGTTTTGCCCTTTACTCTTTTAAATTCACTGACAAGTAACTCATCTTCTTCAGTAGAAAGTTTCTTATCAAAACTTCTTGAAGCAACTAATTTTTCTTTCAGAAGAGAAGTGTATGTACCATAGTCAATATCAAAAACATCCTCTATCCCAAGAAGTTTTAAAATTCTTTCATCTATATTTTCATCAACAAGATCCGTTTCTTTAGTACCTTCATACAAAGCAAGAGCGGATTCTTTCTTAGCTTCCGCTCTTATACTTGCAAGTAGGTCGTCCAGATCGTCAGGTCCCATTTTGTTGCTGTTTTGTTTTTTCTTCTTCTAGATAATTTTTCAACATTGCAACATAAACATCCCTTTCCCAAGGCATCATGTTTTCAATTTCCCATAATGAATATTTATGATACTGAATCAAAGCAAAGTTCAACTTATAAAAATTTTCAAGGTCCATATGGACCATACTTATGCGAAAAAACTGGATAAACCCTCCAGAACAACTTCACTCTCAACTTCAGTTTTTGGATTCTTAACCTTCACTGAATGCGAAAGTTTAGGCATTGTTTCAAAGAACTTTTCAATCTGCTTGAACTGAGACGAATTCATTTGTTCTAAAAAGTCAATAAGTTCTTTCTTAGTGACATCGCCAGAAACCCAAATTTCATCTTCAGTATAAATTTTATCAATACAACTTGCAACAAGATCAAAAGATTGATCCATATTTGCATCACCAGAAAAATCAAAATTATTTTTAATGAATTGATCCAATGAAGGATATTTCATTTCCATAATAATATTATCATCTACTTTAATTTTATTTGTATGATCTTCATTCTTTTGAATTTTGATTTCATCAATATTAATTTTTACGGAAACATAAGTTTCCCCATCATCCGGACAAATAATATTAACTTCGACTTCTTCTCCTACAGATTTACCTCGAATATTTAAAAAGAGATATTCAATATCAAAAGTAGGTAACGATTCTACTTTAATATTTTTTGTTAGAATACAACTTTTAATTACATTTTTAATTGCTGTTGTAATCTCTTTGGTATTCTCGCTTTCTAATGCAAGAACAAGAAGTTTTTCTTCCTTAACTAAAAAAGGTCTATATTGAATTTCTTTTCCAGTAGAAGGAAGTTCCAACTCATATGTTGGTGTAGAGATCTTTGGTAAAGGCATAATGACCTATAGATGTTTCAGTGTGATTATTTATTAAGCAATATTTGGTGGCGCAAATCCCTCAAATCCAGCTCCAACAAATCCACCAACATTTCCAGGGAGTTGCTGTAAACCAAAATTATTTTGTAATGGGCTTTCGTTACCATTACTAGTATTAATAGTGTTTATATTATTCATAAAATATCTGATGTAACTGAAAGATACTGTACATTTCAACAATTGTGAAGAGTCATAAGATACTGGCATTGAATTAATTGAGATTGGATATGCGCCAATAAAAGTATACTCAACAAATTTATCAAAATCTTTTTCAAATTTTTGCACATACATATCAACTCTATAATCATCTGGAAATTTTACTCTGTAGTAATAATTTCTTTTTGCTTGATCTTTATATTGATCTTCACCTACAGACCAAGACATCCAAGTTTCAAAAAATTTGATGATCTTATAATCATGATCAACATAAAAAGTAAAATCTATTCTATCATCATATTGTCTTCTGTAAACATGTCTCTCAGTCACACCAGTGAAATCATTATTAATTTCATGAGTTGCTAAAGAAGATCCTGGAAGAGACGCTTCGGAGCAAGAAAGAGTTAAAAGTTCTGGATCAATATCAGACTGTCGATCACCAAAAAATTTTGCAGCTTTATTTTTAATTTCTGAAGTATTAAAATAAACTGCATAATGGGAAGTTAATGCAGGTCTTAATATCTTTGACTTAAGTTCCGAAGTTGGATTAAATTTTGGTGTTTGACCTGAAGGCATTTGCCTATAAATATTTTTACTTATATATTATGTATATGAAAAAGATAAAAACACATTCGTATATTTGGGATACAACTAAATTGTGTGAAACATTCAATGTTAATGGAGCAACCATTTTATCCGAAACGTATGAATATATTTCCGGAAACCATTTTTCCGGAATGTTAGGCAAAAAACACTCAGATGAAACTAAAAAACAAATGAGTGAAATTGCAAAAGGAAGAAATATGAAAAAAGCAATTGAGTCTTCTTCAAAAAAAAGAAAAGGAAATCCTGCACATAATATAGGCTGCGAATATCCACAGTTTCAGAAAGGAGGAAAAATAATATCAAAAGATGGAAAAGTGGTAGAATTTAAATGCATATCCCACATATGCAAAAAATTAAATTTAAATCCAACACATCTAGGTCAGGTCTTATCTGGAAAAAGAAAATCTCATAAAGGTTGGAAAAATGCCTCGTGACTCCAAGTATCATCAGGGATATTTTCATCCAAAAAATCCAGAAAAATATATTGGAAACTCCCAAAATATAGTGTATAGAAGTAGTTGGGAACTAAAATTTATGCAGTGGTGTGATCGCTCACCTAATGTATTAAGGTATGGATCAGAAGAATTTTGTATTCCATATTATAATCCAGTAAAACAAAAAGTATGTAGATACTTTCCAGATTTTATTATTGAAGTTCTTGAAAATAATGGAAAAACGCAAAAATATGTGATAGAAATAAAACCAAAAAAACAAACAGTTCCTCCAGTTCAAGGAAAAAAGAAAAATAAAACCTATATTAATGAAGTAAATACTTATACAGTTAATCAATCAAAATGGAAATCAATTCAGGAATGGTGTGATGATCATTTAATTAAGTTTCGCATAATCACAGAATCTGAATTAGGCATAAAGTAATGGAAATCAAAGGGTTCGGGCAATATGTTGATTCAGGTTCAAAAAGAGTTAATGATCTAAAAGCAAGATTAAAAAAATACAAGTATACTGAACCCGATGATATTATGATGACAATTATGGAAGTCTTTCGTGAGGGAGACTTCGTTCCTGATGTTGGAAAATATTATACCTTTATATACTCAGCAAAAACAAAAGGATTAAGATATGATGAGTTCCCTTTGATCGCAACACTTTCAATAGAAAAGTGGGGATTTACTGGACTTAATTTTCACTGGGGAACAGTCAGAAATTATACTTGGTTTGAAGTAAATAGCAAATTATTAGAAGTTAAACAAAATGAAATTGACTATCTTCGTTCTCTCGAATATGCAAAGTTTAGAACTAAATAAATAAAAAACATCTATAAATGTCTCATACTCTACAAAAAATTGAGATGACTCATCATCTTATGGTTGAGGGAGATTTCTAATGGCAACTGTATATAAAGACACTCCACCCCAATATTTTAAACCAACTATACAAAATAATTCAGTTAATGCACAAGGATATTATGTAACTGTGACTGATGGAGTGACAACTGTATTCAGAAAAGGTAAGAATGCATCAGGTCAAGATGAAATTATAAATGTTGGAAGTATTCCAAAAGTAGGTAGCGGTGGATTTACAAATACTAGTAATGCAAGCAAAGAAGAAATACAATATTTTACTGCCAATGCAAGAAAAACAGTCAATGAGCAAGCAGTTCCTGTAGTAAGTAGAGGAATAGGTGGATCTGCTGGGGGAGGAAACGCTAAAATTAATCAAGTCTTAGGGACAAATTTAGCTTCAACATCAGCAAATCCTACATCAGGAACAAAACCTCCAGATCCACCACTATTACCTCAAGACATATCAGTGTCAATTCCTGACAGCGATATATCAAAATCTATAGATGAAACTTTAAAGGTAAATTTAAGGTATCCTTTAGGAATAAATTCAAACGATCAAGATAGAATAAAGTTTAGTGTAAAACAAATTATAGGAAGAACAGGTATTAATATTAGTGCAGATGCAAAATTTAATCTAGGAACTAGAGATCTCTCTAAACCATTGGGAACTGTTGTTTTGCCAATTCAACCATCAATTTCAGATAGCAATGGCGTTGAT